CGGCAGTGTTCGCAGAGTTGATCGCAGTCTGAATCTCGGAGTTGTCGGCGGAGCCGTCACACTCGACGGTCTCGAGCACGGGGTCCAGGCTTACCGTCCCAGAAGCATCGGGGAATGTAATCGTCCGGTTGGCTGTAGGCTGAACCTTTGCCAGCACCGTCGTAAACGACGTACCCTGGAGGGCAAGGTCGCTGCCTGTCACAACGACAACGCTACCCTTGGTCGCATGAGCGGTGCTCTCCAGGAGTAGGTTCCCAGAGATATCCGTGTCGCCGATGAGCGTCTGACCACCAGAGCGACCCAGAAGTCGCGGGTACAATGTCTCAGCATAGCAAGTCGGAGCAGATGTCCCCCCACCCATGAACTCCGTGGTCGCAGCACACGCTGTCCGGTTCGCGGTAATCGTCCCCGTGCCACTTGGGCTCAGTGTCGCCGTGTTGCCCACCACCATCGCAGTCGCAGCAGTATTCGTCCCGTTGGTGATCGTGTCGAAACCCGGACTCCCGCCGCCGCCCGAGTTACACGCAGCCGCGTCGGCCACGAGGTTCCCGCTGGCATCCCACTCCGCGCACATGCCACTCGTCTTCGATACGACCGTCGCCAACTCAGCCGTGCTACCCGAGAGCGTATAGGTGTCACACCCCGCATCGCCGTCCTGGTAGGTCAGCGTCCCCGAGCAGTCGGGAGATGGCCCAGTATCCACCACAACGGGGTCACAGGTCGTATCCCCGTTCAGGAACTCCCCAGCGCTACATATCGTGCCCGCATTCGTATCGGTGGTTACCGTTCCACACTGCGCCCAGGACGAGCCGTCGCAGCAGTGGAGGAAGTGATCGACTGAGTCGAAATAGACTTGTCCTTCGGTGGCGCAGGTCGGAGCACTGCTCTCAACAGGGCCAGGTATCGAGCTGTTCGCGTTTGTGGCGTCAAAGGTGTCTCCCGTACGCGCGACAAGGTTCTGACAATCCAGGCCCACGCAGTCCCAGACAGCCTGAGCCCACGAGGGGGCAGCAGTGAAGCAAAGCAGAGCCAGCGCGATGGCGATTGATCTCATACTTCGGTGCCCCAAACGGTGCCGGAAATCCGAACCTTGCCTGTGGTGATGTCGATGGCCGGACCCACGATAAGCGCCTGATTCACAGATGCGCTCGCGTGCCCAAACCGCCGGTCGAGTTGGCTGTGGAACATCTGCCCCGCACTGGCGTCAGATCGGAGCGTCTCCAGTGTGCCGATGATGTTCGCGTCCGATACCGAGGCGTCGTACAGGCACAGCGCCACGCCGCCTACCGCAGCAGCCAGGGTCACCGTCGTCAGGATGTGGATGTCCCAGCCGTAGACCACGAAACTCGTGCCCGTAGTAGGCGTCCACACCGTGCTCGTGCCCGTCGTCGTCAACTCCACGTTCACCGGCTTGAACTTGTCGATCACTGCCGGTTGGAGCGCGACCAGGGCGGTCAGCGCAGGGTCGGCTAGCGGTTTCTTTAGGTAGTCAGCCATGATGGTGGAGGGGCAAGCCGAAGGGGGGTGAGAGCTTCCGCGCGTTGCTCATTACGCCTCCGCTCAACCTCCAGCCTGCCCACCCTTTCATTGGGTCGGCGGTCCTTGTGGGGGAGCTTCCCCACCCGGAGCTCCACCCTGGGGGCCACCGGGGCTTGCGCCCGGAGGGCCTCCGCCTGGCCTCGGGCCCGGAGGGCCACCCTGGGGATTCATCGCCTGCTGCTGCATCATCCGCTGCTGCATGGCCCGGTACTCCTCTGGCTCGACGGGCAAACCCATCTGCTCAGGACTCAGGCCCATCAGTGTGATGAGGTTGTACGCAGGCTTCACAAGGTCAGTAGGCGCAATCTGAAGGCTCTGAAGCATCTGGATCGCCTGCATGTACTTCTCCACCACCTGCTCACGGTCGACCATCGTCGTGAGACCACGGACCTGAAGCTTGTACGGCACATCCAGGAGCATGAAACGCTGGACCTGATCGTTCAGCATCTGAGGGCCGCCCAGCGCCTCGGTGATCTTCGACAGACGCGGGTCGCCCGTCTCATCGCCGAACTGAAGCATCAGGTTCAGCATCAACTGAAGCCCACGGGTCATGGGCCCGTCCTCAACCAAGCGCGCCATGTTCTGGAAGTGCTGAATGCTCTGGGCCGTCTTGGTCCCAATCTCCTTCGCACTCGGCCTTCCACGGCTCGTGGGCTGGCCATCCACGTTCTCACTCACAAAGGTGGTCTTCGCCACCTGCTGATCCATGAACCCAATGACAGGCCACACCGCCTGGAGATTACTGCGGAAGTCTACCTTGGTGAGGAACTGCTCCATCCCACGGTAGATCTTCCCAGGCTCGATGCTCGTGTCCTGCATCGGCTCCAGCATCTTCGTGTCGTCCAACATGAACGCCGACATCACGCTGTACTTGGCGTCGTCCAGCATCAGGTTGAAGAGGTAGCTCTCCTCCTCCTGCATCTCCGCCGCCGACTCCATGAGGCTCCGACCCCAAACCCGACCCGGATATGGCAACAGATCCACCCAGCAAATGGGATTCTCCCCGTGCCAGCGCGGGTTGGGGCCGATTCTCGCGATGATCTTCTCATCGATGATCGTGACCACGTAGTCCTTGGCGATGAGCGTGCCATCGGGACTCGTGATGTCACCCGTCATCTCCGTCACAAGGTGACGCTTGCGGTTGCTGGTGCGCGTCTCACTCAACTCGTACCGCTGCCACCGACTCAAGAACTCACTGCGCTGGAGACGGACACCGTCACCCAAATCAGGCATCTCCCGGTACATCTTGGTCGCCACACGATTCATCAGCGTGTGGTGGTCAATCTCGTACTCCTCCACAGACCAGGAGTCGTAGAAGTTCGCCGTGTACGGGTCAGGATAGATGTGCCAGAGCGGGCAATACTCCGCCCTGATCCGCCACCGCTCCTCGGGGCCAGCCTCGACCGAGGGGACGTACAACTGCTGCTGGGGCATCCCGTTGGTCGCCAACTGCTGCATCTGCGCCGGCTCATACCGAGGCTTCATCACAATGCGAGGACGACTCTCAATCGTCGGCTCGTAGGAGATCTTGAAAGCCCCGTTGCCAAGCAGCGTGGCATCCTCAAGAGCGTCCAGGACAGCCGACTGATAGTTGGCCCGCTCCTGGGTCACCATCAGCCAGTTCTTCATGCTCCGCGCTACCTGGTTCTGGTAGTGCTCGCCCTGGCCCACCAGAGTGAAGAACTCCGGGGTCGCCATCAGGGAAGACTGGTACAAACTACGCGCCGTCTTCACCTTGTTGAACAAGACAGGGACGATTGTGTTGGCCTGCCACTCCTCCTTGTCCAGATTCCGGCTTCGGAGGTGGTACAGGTCCTCGTAGTAACGCCACTTGATCTCTAGGTGCTTGCGAGCCTTCTCGGACTCGTTCCGCCGCTCTAGGACTTGCTGAACGATCTCAGCGTCAGTGGTGCGGGCAGCAGCATCCCGATCATAGATGCCATTGCTCCCCTCGTCCTGTGCCCACTCGGGCATCGTAGGGTTCGCAAGGGGTGCCTCATTTAAATCGAATTGCGGAGCCGCCACCCAGTCCTAAGTCCAATTCACGAGGGGTCTGCCACCCACGGGAGCTTGGTAGTCCCCCGGCGAGCGACTTGGAGTGGGCTGAGTGTGCCCTGGAGCGCGATTATTCATTTCTTGATCGAGGATAGCACGAACTTCATCCCGGATAACGGTACGGAACCACGGGCTGTTACCACCCTTTGGCATCCCCTCCGTCTCTTGGACTTCGACTTCCTTGCTCTCGAGCTGGGCCTGAAGCTCCGCGATCTTATCGTTGCGCTCTTGGAGCAATTCTTCCACCCGCTCCTGAAGCTGAGCCCGGTGCTCGGCCATGCGCTCCACCACCACCTCTTCAACCAAGACACTCTTGGTAAGCCGAGACTTCACCGCATCGCGGATCTCGTGAGGAGCAGCAGGGTCGAACAGAGCCTCGATCACAGCCGCCATCCCTGCCGTCGAAGGCGGTTCAACCGCTTTGACCCGATCTGGAGCCTTGTTCCGGGGCTTGTTGGCAGGTCGTTTGGCCTTGGCCTTTGCTGAATGTACGCCCTTACCGCCCCCTGACCTCTTTCCGCCCCCTGCAGTGGCGCGAGCCTTGCGTAAGAGAGGCCCGGGTGACCCGAAAGATACCTCATCAGGTCGATCCAGTCCTTCCCCTTCTGACCGTACAACTTCTTGTCCGAGTCGAGTGGGTTCCATCGGAATCTCGCGCACGCCCATAGTGGACCTTCTCTCATAGTTGCCACCCGCCGTGTCAAGGCGAGCTTGGGTCGGGTGCCCTCTCCGTGAGGTACAGCCAACCAGTCATGGAGCTTCGGCATCGGTACGTTCAGACTCTTGGTGTACCTGAGACCATTCTCCGCAAACGCCTGCATCCAGTTCTTCTGAGCCTCTGAGTCAGCGTTGAACTTCAAACCACGCTGGTCGCAGATCGCAACCACGGGCTTGCTCGGAAGCTGGGCCCGCATCCGGTGGATCCCACCACACATCAGACTCAAGGGCCCGTGGGGAATCACCGTCGCCTGGAACCAGTCCACGGTGTTGTCGGGCTTGAACGCAAACCAACCACACCAGATCCCGCGCTTCAGGGCCGGGTCGATGACCTCCACAATCGGCACATCTGCGGGAATGTCCCAGTCCGGGACCATGTGTGTCTCTTCGCGGACATACATGAGTTCCAGGCCTGTCCGAGCCATGAAAATACCGTGCTCTCTAGCCGCTCGCTCGTCCGGCGAAAGGGTCTCCAGATAAGCCATAATTCGATCATGCGGAATGTATCCACCGTTGTGCTCCTTGCAGTTGGCGTGCATGTCCACGCGGAAGTAATCCGCCTGCTCAAACAAGGGTGAGTTGGGGTCTTGGGCAGGCTCGATCAGGTCGTCCTGCATCCACTCCTCCTTCAGCGGCGTGGCAGTGACCCAGATCTCCCCCTGACGCTTCATCGTCCCACGCTGGGTAGCCGCGAAGTGACTCTTCTTGGGGGGCTCGTCGAATCCCGCGAAGTTCCACTGCGGCCCCTCCCAGGTCGCCGCGTGCTGGGCGTAGGACCAGATGGTGATGGTCGCCCCGGTCACCAGCTTGTACTCCTCCACGAACCCTTCCTTGCCCGCCTTGGTCTTCACCACCCATTCAGGCTTCAGGAAGTGCTCCAGCTTGGTCACGAACGTCTTTTTGACAGCCTTGGCGCTCTCGCCGGCCAGGAGGATCTGGATGCCCTTCCTGGACCCCGCAACAGGCTGATCTCCCCGCTTCCCACCCAAGGAAACCGGCAGAATCCCCAGTCCAAGGATCAGGACCCGGATAATCAGGCACAGCGTCTTCCCAACCTGGTTCCCAGCCAGAATCAGCTTGATCTGGGCCTCTGACTCGAACCACTCACCCTGGTACGGCATGGGCTTCCAGCCGTAGAAGTCCACATCCTCCGATGCCTGGGCAGCGGTGACCTTGGTGGTGGCCTTAGAGGCCTCGCGGGCGCGCCTGAGACGGCTTTCAAACTCATCCATGCGCAACCGTGGCTTGGAAGGACGTTTCAGGCAAGGTAGACGCCTCTATGGCCGGAATCCAATTCAACTCCCAACAGCTCAAAGCCATGATCGTGGCTATCGACCCCCTCGCTGCTGCCGCTATCACCAAAAGGGCCCGCAGGGTGGCCGAGAAGTCCATGAAGGCCCTCGAACGACAGTTGGATTCCGGTAAACTGGACGCAGATACCCTGGTGAAGATCCTCACCGCGATGTCTGCCCTCGAAAAGTCCTTCGCCGTCACCGGGAAGAACCTTCGCGAGCGCCTCGAGGACAAGGAAATCCTTGAACAGATCTCCGACAAGCTCGAAGAGGCCGAAGAGTTCCTCCTAGAAGCCAAACGACGGACCAACCAGGGAGTCTTGACCTATGTGGAAGCCGAATCGACGCCAGCAACTCGCCCTGATCTCCCCCCAGTACAAGAACATCAAGGACCCGGCACTCCGGAAGATGGAGATGGTGGGGCCTCCGGGGTCTGACTCGACCAAATGGGAGCACCAGGCATCCTCGATCCTCTCAATCGACATGGAGGACGGGGGCCCAATCTGGCATTTCCAGGCCACCTGTCGGTACTTCAACGATGGCGACCTGATCCCGGTCGAGAAGTGGCCCGAAGGCATGGACGAGTTCTACGGCAAGCGCGTCCGGCACCTGATTCCCGACTTCGAGAAGGCCTACAAGGAGTCCATCGCCAAGATCGACAAGACCAAATACGTGATGCACGCCCGCCTGTGGATGACCGAGGTCCAGAGGGCCTACCTCCCAGACGGGGCTGTGATCCAAACATTCATGGAGCAGTGACTATGAGGCATCGCGTAGGACAGCCCCCCAGCCCAGCCAACGTAGCCGCCTACACCTGTACCGAGCTCAACGACTGGACCCGAGAAGAACTCGAAACAGAGATCATGCACGCGCAGACTCAGATCGAGAATTGTCGTAGGGTGGAGTGGCAGTCCTGGTGGGCTTTCAGACAGGATGAAGCCTTGGCCCGTCTCTCCAGGCTTCCGCAACCCTCAGACGAGACAGATGAAGGGGTGACAGATGTTCGGAGTAGGAATCACTGAAGCACTCGTAATTGGTGGCGTCGTTCTCGTGTTCGGCGGCGGCATGTTCAAGAAGGCACGCAAGGCCCTACTCGGGGCCAACCACACACTCATCAAGGCGGAAGAGACCGTCTCCCCCCGCAAGCGTATGCGGGAGATGTTCAGCGAGATGTTCAAGGCCAAGAAAGAGATCGACCTGGCCGTGAAGGACATCGCTGATACCAAGGAAAAAGCAGCCAAGCTGCTCGGGTAGGGGGTGAGCCATGGAACGTAGAGATTTCCTGAAGGGGTTGGGCTGGGGCACTGCCGGAGCAGCCATCAGTGTCGCCGGGGCTGCCGTATCCAAGGCCGAGGTAGCAGGGAAGAAAGCCTGGTGGAGGCATTTGTGGGCCCCCGAGGCTTCACGCGAAGAGATCGCAGACACCGTCGCCGATCTGCACGAGGATGACTTTCCGCCGCTGCGCTTCCGTGAGACCGAGGTGTCAGACTTCGAGCCCTTCGCGCACCTCCACCGCGTCGAGCC